TTGTCTCGCTTACCTTTGGACGGAGTGATTATATTTGGAACCAACTCGTAGATATATACAACGATTGGGGTGGTCTAAACAAAGGAGTTATGCGTATCAAGCGTACTGGTACAGGTATGTTTGACACATCTTACCAACTCGCCGCTACTGCCAGACAGGAAGAGGTTCCTAATGATGTAGAGGAAAAGATTACAGATTTGCCAACTGTCAAGGAGTACTTTAAGTCTCGCTATGGTGGACAGCCCTCTGCACTCCCAGCAATGGCTGGTGTGTCTACCGCTACTAGTGATGATGATGACGATTTGTTTTAATGTTAGTTGACACCACATCTAAATTTAACCAGTACGTGGGCCAGATTGAAAAAGATTTGGCCCAACGGCGTGATGAAACCCACCTTGTAGTGGATGTGGAAACAAACGGCTTAGATGCTTTTGGGCGTAATCAGCTATGTGGCGTGGGACTTGGGCATAAAGACGAAACATACTATTTCCCCTTTAGGCATCAGAATGGTAATAATCTAGGCCCAATGCTTCAGAACAGGTTGATGAGATGCCTGGAGATGACAGATATGTTAGTTGGGTATAACATTAAGTTTGACCTGAGGTTTTTGGAAAAGGCGGGGTATCAACCACCTGAGAATGTGACGTTTGCGGATGTAATTGTCATGGTTCGTTTAACTGAACCAGCTTCTGTTAAGGAATTGGGTCTAACCCATACCATTCAGAGGATATATGGAGAGGCAGCAGCTGCCTATGATAAGGATACTAAGAAGGAATTACGTGCTAATAAGTGGCACAAAGATTTCTCCTTGGCACCAGCAGAAGTATTGGGGCCGTATTGTGAACAAGATGTATATTGGACACATAAGCTTTATGTTAGAACCTTTAAAAAGATTCTGGAAACTGACCAACAAGAGGTTCTGAATCTAGAGTGGGATTTAACCAAAGTTTTATATGAAATAGAAAGTGCTGGAATATCTATTGACCTTGAGTATGTAACAAATGCTATGGCTAGAATCGAGGAGCGACGAGAACAAGTCGAAGCCAAGATTTATGACTTAGCAGACAGAGAATTCAACATAAATAGTACTCAGCAAGTAGGGGAAGTCTTAACTGAACGGGGGATACGCTCTCCTATTAAGACTTCTAAAGGCAAAGAGTCATGGAGTGAGGTAGCATTAGTTCAAGTAGATGACCCCTTAGCTGGCTATATACGTCAGTATCGGGCGTTAGAAAAGTTGAAGTCTACATATCTGGAACCATATCTAGATAGTCCCATAATGCATACCTCATATTGTAATTGGGGTACTTTAACAGGACGGTTGTCTTCTAAGGAACCAAATCTTCAGAACATACCTAGGACTCACTTTAAGTTGCTAGATAGAGAATTGGATGAAGCAGAGAGGGACGTTGTGAGAGGCCGAATACAGGCCATTATTGCTGCTAAAGGTGCTACAGGTACATTAGACCTTAGTAACCACGTATTGGACACCTGGGGCTTCGTAGGGGATGAATCCTTTGACCCCACGGATAGAAATCAAGTAGCAATTAGACGGATGTTTATTCCTAGAGAAGGACATAGGTTAGTTTCATTTGATTATTCACAGATGGAAGTTCGTGTATTTCTAAGTTATTTGCATAATGAGGAAGTAGATGCTCTTTTAGCAAGGGAAGATGTAGATTTTCATGGGGAGGCCGCAAAGATTGCATTTAATGTGGAGGAGGGGAGTAACGAATACAAGTTTTATAGACAGATGGCAAAGAATATTACGTTTGGAGTTATCTATGGTATAGGGAAGGCTAGGCTTGCTAATCAATTGAATGTTTCTGAGAAAGAAGCATTTCAATACAAAAAGAAGTACTTTGCTGGAATATCTGGTTCAAAGTCCTTTATAGATAAAGTCTCCCGTACTGTGGCAACACGGGGTTGGGTTAAGAATCGGTATGGCAGGAAGTATGTACTACCAGAGGATTTAGCCTATAAAGGTGTCAACTACTTAGTACAAGGCACCAGTGCTGATATTTTAAACGAGAGGATAATTAAGACCCATGAGTATCTTAAAACTAAAAAGAGTCGTATCTTGCTGCAAGTCCATGATGAAATCATTTGTGAAATCCCTGATGAAGAGATACGTGAAGTACCACATGAAATACAAAAACTATTAGAAGAGAATAGCTTGGGGATTCCCCTCAAGGTAGATGTTGAGGTATGTGAACCTTCTTGGGCAACCAAGAAATACTTGACAGACATACCGCAACCTGTTACAATAGAGGAAGCTATAGATTGGGATTAAGGAGGGTAGTAATGGGTAACCACATTAAAATAGTAGGTACTATTAAGAATTGGGTAAAGTCAATTACGTCAACGGAGGCGTATCACAAAGTAACTAAGTCAGGAGGGAAAGCTGGGCAACAGACGCTTTTATTGGACGTAATTCAAAAGTCATCCAAGGGGCTAATTAATGGGGAATTGGCTGACCTTTCGGGGCTAGGCCGGGAACAGGTGTTTAGACGTATGCCAGAGTTAGAACAGCTAGGTTACGTAGAACGGCATTATGGTGAAGATGGGTATGTGGTTAATAGACCTCATAAAGGATATAAACAACAAGTTTGGTTTCCAGTAAAGGAGGTGCAAAATGGCTAAAGTAAGTGTACATTTAGGGTTTACGTTTAGGGTAGGGGCGTTGGAGACAAATCAGTACAGTCGTATTGATGTAGATGTTAGGGATATAGATACCGAATTACCTGTAAGAGAACAGATGAATGAGGCATCTAAGGCTCTAGACCAAGTATGGACGGTAGTTAGAGAAGCTGTAGATGAAAAGATTGAGAACGTTCTTGATTCTGGTAGTACAGCATGAGTGAGGTAGCAAGGGTTAAAGTATTAGAGGATGTATTAGCAGAACGGGAAAGGCAAGCAGCAACTTGGGCTGGTCAACGTTATGGATATGTAGAACTAATAAGATTAGCTGCGGTATGTTTTGCTTGGGCTGAAGAATATTTAGAGGCCACACAGGAGGAACCAAAAAAATATGAAAAATACTGCTGATGAAGTAATCTCCCAGCTATTGGGGGATAAGAAGTTAAATCTACAAAGAGGTAGTAGTGAAGCGTTTAATTATACTCGCATACCTTTCGGCATCCCTGCATTGGATAAGTTAACTGGGGGAGGAATCCCTAAGAAACGCATGACTATTATGTATGGGCCGACGAATGTGGGTAAATCCTATTTAGCTTCTCAGGTTGTCGCTAGGGCACAAGAGGCGGGGGGAACTGCTGCATGGATAGATACAGAATTGTCTTGGGACTCTGAATGGCAGGAGAAGTGTGGAGTAGACTCTGCTAATATGCTCGTCTCGCAACCAACTAGTGGGGAAGAGGCTTTAGATACTGCTAAAGAACTTATGAGGGCTGGAATAGATGTAATTGTGTTAGATTCAATTGCAGGGCTAGTCCCATCAGATGTGCAGGAGAATGAGAAGGGGTTTGAATTTAGCCCTATGGCATGGCAAGCTAGGTTTGTTAATTCGGCTTTGCCTAGGCTTCTCCCCAACCTAAAATCTGGGTCAGCATTCATTGCCATTAATCAAGTAAGGTCAAGCATTGGCCCTGTAGCACTGGATACTATGCCTGGGGGGTTAGCACAAGGGTTCTTTGCTCACTTTTTACTTCAAGTTAGGCGGTCTGGATGGATTGAAGAAGGAAAGGGGAATAAGGTTGGGTTTGATATGGAAGTTCGCTTACGCAAAAGCAAGGTAGGGGGCGAAAATTGGAAGAATGCTATTGTGCCTTTCAGAGTTGATGGGGGCATAGATGTATTAGAAAGCTTTATTCGGGAAGCCCTATCACAGAAATTGATTGACCAGCGAGGCCCGTGGTATGAGTATGAAGGAGTAAAAGCTATGGGTATGAATGGGTTAAAAGAACAGTTTAAAAGTAGTACTGAGTTATTGGAGAAGTTGAAAGCTGATGTTACCTAGAGATTATACGAAACAAGAAAATCTTATCGCAGACCAACTGTCGGAATTTGGATTGCGCTATGACCAACAGGTGCCTATTAATCAGTTTACAGCCGATTTCTTTGTGCCAGAATTAGGGTTGATTATAGAAGCAGATGGAGTGTACGGACATCTAAGTAAACGTGATACGTATAGAGATTCCGAAATTATGCGTGTGTTTGGGATAGAGAATATTTTACATATTAAAGATTCTACTAAACAAGGAATAAAGGATACATTATGGCAGGCATTAAACAACTTAACCAACAAGTAGAAACAAAAACTCGTAGCCGTACATCTAATCAAGATAAATGGTTACTTAAAATGTTTGAAGACAAGCTGGGCTACCAACAAAATAGTAGTCGAGTAGGTGTTTTTTATCCATCTATGCTGGGGAATGAGTGTGATAGGTATCTTTATCTCGCTTTTAGAGGATTACTTCCCCAGCAAGAGATTGCCAGTACAACTCAACGTATCTTTGACACAGGTTCTTCTTTAGAAGACCGTATGACTAAATACTTTGAGAAGATGAATATTTTAAAGGAACGAGAGATTCCTGTAAAATGTGATTCTCCTCCCATTTCAGGGAGGGCTGACTTTTTATTGGCACATGAGGAGCATACGGATGTGGTGTTAGAGTTGAAATCCATTAATGATAAAGGGTTTAAAAATTTATATGGCAAACCTAAATCAGAACATGCTATACAATTACAGATTTATCTGCAACTGTTGGATAGGCCGTATGGGATTGTGCTATATGAAAATAAGAATGACCAGAAGCTCAAAGCTTTTAAGGTGAAACGAAGCCCAAAAGAATGGAATGCTTTAGTGACACGATGTAATCAAATACAGGATGCTGTAGCAATTCCTGAGACTTGTACTGGCCCAACATGGTGTGCTTGTAGGAATTATAAGGAGGAAGAAGATGGTAGAGAAGTGGACACCAATGAAAGCATTGGGGAAAGCGAATAGAGTAATAGATGAGTTGATGGTTCCTCCGTTTAAAACGGACTTGAGTGAACAACCCAACTTAGAATTTTCTAATCTAATGAATGCTGATGCTAAAACATTAGAAGAATTCTTAACATTATATGGGGGATATAAAGCATACTTAGAATCACGGGTAGCTGACATAGAAGCTGCAAAGAATGCATTGAAAGCAGCCTTTGATGAAGGATATGCGACGGCTGGCTATAAAATGGTAGAGGAGAGGGAAGCTGAGGGGAAGAAGAAATTCACCAGAGATGAAGTACGAGGGGCAGCACTAGCCAATTATCCACAATTAAGAGAACTGAGTAGAGAAATTATTGAACAGGAAGCTACCTATGTGAAGATGGCTGGAGTGTTAAGCGCGTATACATCAGCCTATCATACTGTATCACGAATTGTAGCTCTACGTATTTCTCCAGGGGTGACCTATGGATAGGTATTACATGGGGTTAGACTGTTCCAGTAAGGGGGTACATGGGGTTGTCCTCAATGATTCAGAAGAACTACAAGATACCTATAAATGGGTTTCTCCAATTAAGGATTTTGACTCCAGATTCGTTGATTTTTTGACGAACTTTCATGAAGAATTGGGTATAATAATAGAAAGGTACAATCCATTATGTGTGGCTGTAGAAGCTCCCATTTTCATTCAAAATCCCCGAACTACGATGCAGATTGCTTCGGTAGTATATGCAACCAAGTTTATTTGTTCTTTGCATAATATAGATAGTGTTTTAGTACAGAATAAAACGTGGAAGAAATATACGGTAGGCCGTGGAAATGCTGCCAAAAGTGATATTTTAGAGTATGCAAATATTTTTTGGAAATATAGTTTTCCAGAACAGGATTGGGCAGACGCTGCATGTATAGCTTTATGGTGCAGACTTAATGTAACAGGAGAGACAACATGAGTTTATCATTTTATATGAAAGGGAAAACTGAGACTAGCGTAGAGTATCAAGACAAATTACCTAAAGATTGGACAGCAGAAGAATTTAAAGAGAAGTATGGGGTAGTGGTTTGGTGTGATTATTTTGAATGTAAACATAATGTACAATATGAAAATATACAACGCACCACTGGGACACTATTAAAGAATAAAGGATATCAACCATTAGGTAAAGATGCGGGGGTATGGAGAGGGTTGTGTACGAGAGGTGAAATAGGACTAAAGTATGCAGGAGATAAGCCAGAGTGTTTTACAGCAGCAGTTAGAAAAACTGGGCACATGAATTTTGCAGGATTGTTACAATCAGATGGCTCTCCATATGGAGGCAGTCTAGAATCCCAACATCCTGAAGATGTATCATTTGATATCCCCTCAAATTGGGACAGGGGTGATACGGCTCCTAGGCGAGGATTACGGCCCCCAAATATAAGGGAGTATTAATATGCCAAAGCAATTCCCTCCTGAAATAAAGGAGAAAGCCTTGGGGCTATACATTAAAGGTGATAAGTCTGCTAGAGAGATTGCAGAGGTGTTGTGGGATGATTTCGCTACTGAAGTTAAACCCTCCACAATTTATTTATGGGCTAGGGAAGGAGATTGGGGTGTACAACAGTCTGAAGTGCGTGTCGAAGCCATAGAGAAAATTAAAGAGACTGAAGGGCAACGTTTTGCAAGAACGCAACGAGAGCATTTGGATACCTATGAATCTATGCGTCACAAAGCGGGGCATGAATTAGAACATTTAAATTTTGATAAAGCTTTTGATGCTGCTAAAGCATTGGATATGAGTATGAAGGGGGAACGGGAAGTCATTAAAGGAATGATTAACCTTCAGTTTGTACAGAATGTTTTGAGTGTATTAGTAGAAGAAATTAATGATGAGGCTACCTTAAAGAAAATAGCAGGACGTTTAAAAGCATTAATTCAAACTGAGGAGCCTTCCCTTTCATGACACAAGAAATAACTACTTTTGATGATGCATTTGAGAGACTAGCAGCAGGGTTACTAACTTCTGGAAAGGCTAAGGTAGGGTCATTCCATGAATTTCTCCTTAATATATGGTCACAGAGTTTTGATAACCCAGAGTACTTTAATGCCTGGCATGTTGGGGTAGTGGCTGACGACATTGAAAAATGTATGCAGGACGGGTTAAATTATTGCGCTGTTCTCCCACGGTTCCATTTCAAAAGTACCTTATTAGGCCACGCCTTTAGTGTGTGGAGGCTTTTAACGGCTCCTAGAGACTGTTCTGTGCTGTATTTATCCTATAGTGATGGTATGGCTCGTTATCACATTTCCGAGATTAATAAAGCCATCGCTAGAAACCCACAGTTAGTAGATTGGATGGACAATCGTACCCCCAAAGCAGACTTTTCGGCTAGATATTACATTAATAACAAACCCATGAACATCATGCATGGCGGTCTTTTTTCGTTTAAGCGGGGTATGCATGTGAACGGTGCATTGATTGCCGATGATATTCTACGTGACCCTGAAAACCCTCTGAATATTGGACAGGTAACAAAAGTTGAAGACCATTTCTTAACAGAGTCTTTGTTCATCCCTTTGAAAGGTGTTCCCGTTATTGTGCTAGGTACTCCTATGATGCCTGGAGATTTGCTTGCCAACCTACAGAAAGATGACCGTTTCATGTCTAGAGTATTACCCGCCTTAGACCCAGTACCTGGACGTAGAGTTTTGATGCCTGAGTTGTATAGTGAGGACTGGTTGTTGCAACAACAAAAAGCTAGACCTAAATCTTTTTCATCGGAGTTCTTATTGGTGCCTCATTTCGCCACTGAAGCCTATTTTAATGAAGAAGATATTATGAGTTGTGAAGACGAAACTTTACGGGAGGTTCCCTCAACTCGTAAATATAGGAAACAGGAAGACTCCTTTATTTTTGCTGGGTTTGATGTTGGAAAAAAACGTCACCCTTCTCACCTAGTTATATTTGAACGGGTTGGGGATACATGCCGTCAACTTCATCAATCTTGGTTAGATGGATGGAATTACTCTGACCAAATAGAATTTCTGAATGAAGTGGCTGAGAATTTTGATATAGATAAAGGATATGTTGATAATACAAGAGGGGAGTTGGAAGATAGAGGACTTGACCATAGATGGTACCCCCTAACCTTTACTGTTAAATCTAAAAATACAATGGCACAGATTTTTGAACAGTATGTTCTCTCTGGCAAACTTAAATTGTTGAAAGATGAGAGACAGAAACAGCAAATCTTAACAGTTAGTAATGAACTCAAGGCTCCTGAAACTCCTATGGGGCACGGTGATGCCTTCTTTTCGATTGGTATGGCCTTATTAGCTTCTTGGGAAACAGGACGCTTTGGGATTACTCATTTAGGAAATCTACAAGGATTCCTTGACCCAGAAGACCCAGCAGAAATGAAAGAAACAGGAGAACCACCCAGCCTTTTAGAACCTGACCTTGACCCAGTTAAGGAAATGGCGTTGCCAGGAGGCATCAAGATGGATTATACTAGGACAATGAACCCAGATTTAACGATGGCAGATTGTCCAAATCCTTCTTGTGAGGAGATTATTTGCAAACCAGAATTTTGGGTACCAGAACGAAAACTTTGTATATATTGTGGACATAGGGGGTAGGAGATTGATAGACACACACATTTCTGAACAAGCGGAAACCATTTTAGCTCACCGATACTTTGTAAAGGACACCAATGGAGAACCAATAGAGAATACTACCGAATTATTTTGGCGGGTGGCGAAAGCCATTTCAGAAGTAGACCATCAGTATGAAGTTTTTGCTTCTGATGTAAGTCTATTAGAACAAAATTTCTTTGAGATGATGTATAAATTAGAATTTTTACCAAATTCTCCTACCTTGATGAATGCAGGAACAGCACAAGGTACTTTGTCAGCTTGTTTTGTTTTGCCTTTGGAAGATAGTATGGAACAGATTATGAAGGCGGCTACCGATGCAGCTATGGTGCAGAAATTCGGTGGTGGCACAGGCTTTTCTTTGTCGAAAATTAGGCCGAAGGGCGCAACGATTAAATCTACGCATGGTGTTGCCTGTGGCCCCATAGAGGTACTTAAAACCTTGTCCAGGGTATCAAGTATGATTACTCAAGGGGGTAAGCGTGATGGGGCTAACATGGCTGTTATGAGTGTACGGCATCCAGACATTCTTTCCTTTATTGCATGTAAGCAAAATGAGGGTGATATCCATAATTTTAATATTTCGGTTGGCGTTGATAATGCTTTTATGCATTCAGTTAAGTTAGGCCAGAATTACACCTTGAATGACCCAAAGACTAATATGCCTGTAAGCGTATTGAATGCTAGAGAAGTCTTTTTAAAAATTGTTCAGGGGGCATGGCGTAATGGGGAACCTGGGATGGTGTTCCTTGATAGAATTAATGTAGATAATAAAGTTGGCGAAGAATATGGGGATATGATTGCCACCAATCCTTGCGGGGAACAACCCCTGTTAGGGTATGAAAGTTGTAATCTAGGGTCAATCAATATTGCAAAATTTGTATATCCATACGCTGGGCCTGGGAGGTGGGAATCCCACCTTGATTGGGATAGATTACAACATGTAGTGCGTAACGCCGTACATTTCCTAGATAATGTTATTGATGCGAATGATTATAGTATTCCTGAAATTAAACATATGACTAGGGCAACAAGAAAGATTGGATTAGGTATTATGGGCTTCGCTGATTTATTAATTAAATTAAGAATTCCGTATAATTCTGAAGAGGCACGGGAAGTTGGGGAAGAAGTTATAAGATTTATCAATCACATGGCAAGCGTGAAATCTTTAGAATTAGGTGCGATTAGAGGAACCTTCCCTGCATGGGAACAAAGTAGTTATAAGATTCAAGAAAATTATAGAAATGCTTGTCGGTTGACGGTAGCCCCTACGGGCACTATTTCTATGATTGCGGGGTGTACAAGTGGAATTGAACCTTTGTTTGCTTTGGCGTGGCGTAAACAAAATATATTGGAGGGTCAGACCTTATTCTATAGTAATGAGAATTTTGAAAGGGACGCGCAAGAAAACGGTTTCTATTCTGAAGACCTTATGCTTTACTTGGCCTCTGGTGGCTCTTTGCAGGAACGGGATGATGTACCTGATTGGGCTAAAGACGTTTACGTAACAGCACAGGATATTTCGCCCGAAGACCATGTTTTAATGCAAGCTCGTTTTCAACAATATGTAGATTCTGGCATATCTAAGACCATTAATTTTGCGTCTGAGGCCACTTTAGAAGATGTATTTGAAGCTTATATGACGGCTTGGGAACAAGGATGTAAAGGCATCACAGTATATCGTAATGGAAGTAGGGAGAAAGAGGTGTTGGTGACAGGGCATTTGGAAGGAGAAATTACCAAATGTGATTGTGAATCCCCTCTTATTGTACAAGAAAGTGGGTGTGAAACATGTAAAATATGTGGGTGGAGTGCATGTAAGATTTCGTAAAATTCATATTTAGTAGTATAATATACTAGAGAAGTAAAGTAGGAGGAGTATTATGGTAGGAATGTTTCTAAAAGATAGGGAAGCACAATATACAGCCAATAGAGATGAAATGACTAACACATGGCGTATTTTGGATACATGGCATGAAGATTTAGCTAATTTGGGGCCAGAAGATGAGGTTGAGGATAATAGTAAGGCAGTTACCGTTCTAACGGAAGGGGCTTTCATAGCTTTGGTTAAGGAAGCAGCAAGATTAGGCACTTTGCAAAATGCTGCATTTGAGAATAATTCTGCATTAGAAGAAGAAAACCATGCTCTTAGAGAGCGTTTACTGGAATTAGAAAAATCATTGCATACAACTACTCAACAAGTCCATAAAACAGAGGGGTTTTTACTTAAAGAGATGGCTATGCAAACAATGCTTAAACTTACCAGCATGTCAGATATAGAAAACTTGACAAAGGATTAATATATGAGACTATCGGAATATCTTCCCGAAGTGCCTAAATTAGCTCAAACCGTAATTAATCTTAATGAACAGATAAACTTCTTAGATTTAATGAAGTCTGAGGGCGACACGGGCCGTGCGCCTACGATTGGTCTAGACCATGTAGTTAATACATGGGTTAGACATCAAATGGCTTATCGTCAACAGCTTGTAATGGACTTACAGATGTTGGCATATTCCATTGAAGAAGTCCGTTCTCCTCTACAACATATCACTAATGAAGTATTTAGACGGGGCATTGAATGGGTACCTTTAGTTGAAAACCCCGACAAAGAGCAACAGGCTAGATTACAGACATTCCTTGATGATTGTAATATTTTTGACCAATCCTTAGAAGAATGCCTTAGGCAGTTCCATTTCGACTTAAATGCTATTGATGATGCGTTTTTATATTTAGCAAAAGAATATAAAAAGTTAGATGATGGTACAATGAGGTCTAAGGTCAATGAAATTAGACGGTTGAACCCAGCCCTAGTAGAATTTGACCTGGATGCAGCAGGACTGCCTAAAAATGCTCATTTTCTATGCCCGATTCATAGGGAGGCGGTTAAAGAAGACCCTGGTCAATGCCCTGAAGATGATTGTGATATTAAATTACAGCCTGTAATGTATAAATATTATCATCGTAACCAGCATCTTTTCTTCTTAGATGGAGAAGTGATACATTTGTCTAAATTCTCTCCTAGCGAGACTTATGGATGGAGTCCAATCCTTACCATCTTTGAAAAAGCCTTGACATTGATTGGTATGGATAAAAATCTGTATCGGTATTTCTTTGAACGGAAAATGCCAGCGTCAATGATGATGGTATTTACTGATGACCCTGAATCTCTACGGAGAGAGCGTCAACAGATTGCAGCGCAAACACGGCTTGACCCTAACTATATTCCAATGGTAGCTGTATCCTCCCGTAATAACCGTGGACGAGTGGACATGGTACGTTTGTTCCATACACTAAATGAAATGGATTATTTGCCCGTTAGGGGTGAAATACGGGAACGGATAGCAGCTATGTGGGGCGTAACTCCTGCTTGGCAGGGTGCCCCTGAAGCCTTTGGGGGGCTGTCTACCCAAACTCAGCAATTAGTTGTTATGAGTAGAGTAGTTGAGGGTGACCAGAGATTATTCCATGAGAAGATATTCCCACAGTTGTTAGAAGCTTTTGGCATTACAGATTGGGGGCTGAAATTACCCAATCCTGAGGAAAAGGCTGAAGCAACTCGTATTAGTTTCTCGCAACAGAAGGCCCAAATTGCTAATCAGTTTATTGCTTTAGGGTTTGAAGTACGTTTAAAGGCTGATGGAGTTCCTGTGGAAGATGCTGAGTTCATGATATTTGGTAAGCCTGTTAATATGATGGAAAAACAGGGTGAACAGATGGATATGGCAATAGACCAGCAGAAACAACAGATGGAAATGATGGCACAACAACAGCAACAACAAGAAGAAATGATGCAAGCACAGGCTGGGCAACAGCCAGGACAAGCTCCTGCGCCCCCTGAGGGCGTGAATCCTGCCCCTGGAAGAGTTGATGCTGCTCCTGGCGGGGGAGAGGGGGCTGGTGCTGCTCCTGTGCCTCCTATGCCCATGCAGAACATGGCTTTTGCTCCTTTGAAAGGTGGTCAAAACAAGGATTATACATGGAATGGCAGGGGAGAAGGGTATCCACAAGACCCAGACGAGTTAGGAGAAGCAAGAAAATCTGATGATGACCCTACTAAAGAGGTAGATGTTAATAAAGCCCCTAAAAATTGGGTTGAAGGGCTTATGTCTAAAGGATACTCTACTCCTTTAATTAAACAGGTATCTGATGATGGTAAGAAGATGTGGTTTAGCCAAGATGGGACAGACTACATTGCAGACCTCCATCCTACGGGGGTTACCCATGTTCAGAAAGCTACCTTTGGAATGGGGCCAGCATATAAAACCCCGCAACCTGGGGTTAGCTATTCTCCTACAGGTAACAATAAACAGGGTGAATGGGATTATGAGGAAGAGAATGAAAATGAACCTTCATAAACAAGATGAATATGGGGAATATGAGAGATATAAAAAGATTTTAGAAAACTCTCCTCATGGGCTTGCTACTCTTAGAGAACATCATTTAGGGCATAAAGCTATTGACCAACTTGCTCAAGAACAATTATCAAATGAGGATTTTGGGGGTGAGCGAAAGCGAATCCATGTCATTAACTGGTGGGATAGAGAGCATCAAATGCATCCTTATAACAATTGGGAGCGGAGTGGGAAACGAACACGTCAAACCAATAAGCCGTATAATCCAGATGCACAGATAGGGCTTTGGGATTTCCATCGGAATTATTTAGAAGACTTTGTAGACTATCATAATGACCAGCAGAAGCCTGGAAAGATAGGTGGTGCCTCTTGGGATAGGTATGGGGGTGAGGGAGCGCATCCAGCTACAAGCGATTTAAATAACTTAAAACGGGTTACTCAGCGAATGATGCAACAGGGGATATATAATCCCCATGATGTAGAGGATGTACCTGAAGACTTCCCTCAATATAAATCTGTTCAGAAGCTAATGAATTTTGTGCAGATACAAAAGATTGGCTACCCTGACCCCCAGGAGTCTTATCCCAAGGGTTTTAATATGGAGCAATCCTCAGGGCTTCCTTCGCCCGAAAGTAAAGATGGGCAGAAAGTCGGAGAAATAGCTAGGAAAATGCAGCCCGATGATTATTATCAAGACCGTAGCCCCCTTCACGCTGCCCATTCGTATATAAG